TTTGAGATTTCGATATAGTCCGGGTCTAATTCACATCCTGTATATTCATACCCTAATTCTACACAAGCCATTCCTGTCGAACCCGAACCATTGAAGGGGTCTAATACTTTACCGCCTTTTGGTGTTATTAAGGTAATCAAATATTTCATCAATGCTACGGGTTTTACTGTAGGATGGTTATTTTTACCATCTGTGGACTGACCAATATTTCGTTCTTTTTTTGATACTTTAGAACAATAGAAGAATCGGGCGGCAGAACCAGAATCACCAACGCCATCATTCACAAATGATTGTTCTGTACGTGCAAACTTTCCATATTTTGTATTTGTGCCGCTTCCGTGTTGGGTCATCCCGTGCCGACCTTTCGTTTCTGGAAACCCCTCCAACACTTCTTCACTTCCATCGTGTATTACATTTGCTGGATATCTGCCTTTGGTAGAGCCGTAGACTTTAGGTTCATTTCCAGATTTATCATTTCTAACTCCCCATTCAACACCCCTATTCACTCTTTGTGTTTTATCTTCTGTTTCTACTCTACTCTCATCAATATTAATACCGCCCGTGCCGTGTTTTAATACATTCTCTGCAATCGTCTTTTCACTCAACGGTTTTCTTGCCATCACAATAGGTTCGTGTGCAGGCTTGAGTGCAGTTCCCCAACCTTCCCAATCGGAAGTTCCAACTGTTAATTCTTCTTCTACCTCTTGACCAAATGAACCGGCATTAATAGCAGTCCTTTCTTCCGCAACAGCAACACCTTTTCTAGCGTGTGTTTTAATTTGACCTGTTTTAATTCTTTTATTGCCTTGTTTCTTATCAATAGCTTTGCCAAGATTCGCACTCTTTGGAAATCCACTGCCATATATCCACATAATCTGGTCACGAATTTCAAATCCTACTGACTCAATATTCGTAGCCAAATGATGATAGGTTCTGGATGCACTAAAAGCAAGGATATGTCCACCGGGTTTTAATACTCTAAAGCATTCATTCCAAGTCTCAACAGCACCTGTATGTTTATCCCAGTCTTTCCCCATAAACTCTATTCCGTAAGGAGGGTCTGTGACTATTGAGTCAAAGTGATTGTCTGGATATTGCTTGAGTGTTTCGGCGTTGTCGCCTAGTTTTAATTCGTATTTCACTTTCTTCTCTTCATTTGGTCAACACCTGAATTTCGTAATTAGAAATCCGTAATGACATCTGTTAGTCTGGACAACCTATTCATAACAAAATAATCATATAATTTCTTGCGTGTGCCCGTTGGTTCTTTTGCGAATGCGGTCTGAATATCGTTAATCAATAACTGTGGAATTTTTTCAAGATTAACTAGTTCATCATTCCTTTTCCAATTGTCTGCCATCTCGGCAGTAGTACAAATTTCTTCTGGCTTCTGTGTCAACCAGACATCTAGTTTCTTTTTAGATACGGATGATTGGCGAATTCCTTCGACAAGACAATTATCAGCAGATAAGAAGTTTGGTATTCCATCGCCTCTGTCACCACGAATAGTGTGTTCTTTAAGATACGCTATTGGATTTGGATGTCTGATAAACTTCTTTTGCATAGGAGAATACTGTTGAACTCCTTTGTATTTATGCAACTGAATAAAGTCCTTATCGGATGACAGAATACAAATCTTTTCTTCTGCGTGATGATACTTACATATCACACCAATAACATCATCGGCCTCTGCACCCATAACATCAATATACTTGTACGGAAAATGTGTCTTTAAATCTTCTCGTATTCCATCAAAGATTTTAAAGATAATTTCCCAATCGAATGGAGACTTTTCTCGTCCCTCCTTTCGACCTGCTTTGTATAGAGGAAATACGTCTTTTCGCCAGTAGTGTCTACTGTCGTTGCATATCACCAGTTCTCCATACGTCTTATTGAATTGCTTTCGATAATTTCTAAGCGTATTAAATATCATATGTCGGAGTAAATCTTCCGAAACATCTGCTTGGGTTTTGGCATTCATCATCAAATTAGCAATCATTACTTGATTAAAATCAATCAATATCATTTAGACTTCTCCCATTCGTCAATCATCTCATATATGAAGTCTCGAAATGTATTAAAATCTTTAATCCTAACATCTTTAATTTCAAACATCTGGTCTCCATCTTTGTATAATATATGACCAATCACCAGAGAATTAGAAGAATCTCCCTTCTCTGTGCTTTCAATCTCATTTACAAATTCCATAATTAAACCTTTAGTTCTTTAATAAATTCTTTAGTTGTGTCAATTATTCGCCAGTTCTCAATCTGTTTATATAACGCCGTGCCTTCATTAATATACTTACTCATCTCATCCTGACACAAGGAGTATATAGGCATTTTTATTAATATTTCTATTATATCAGGTTTGAACGTAGTTGACAACTCTTTTTTGATGGTTTTTCTGTTTTTATTTTTGAAGTCCAGAGTGCCTTGAATGATAAGTTCAATGAATTTGACCTTTGCTTTAATGATATCCAAAGCGGAGATACCCTCTTCGATGAGGTATTCGTATCTCTCTTCGTACTTCCCTCGCCGGTAATCGCAAAATTCTTTAATAATGTCAATAGGGGAATCATATACTTTCAACTTTCCTTCGTGGTCAATGACCGTAATATTCTCGTTAATCTTTTTCTTTAGTTTGAATAGTCTGACAATCTGGTGGTCTTTCATTTTCTTACCACGCTTGAGGGTCACATCAAACTTGAAACCCGTCTTGTCGCACTTGTCTGTATACGACACAATCTTTCCAGTCTCTTCCAATTTATTTAGAACTTGGACATATGATTCTCGTGTGAACCCAACTGGAACCTCTGTAATCTCTAACTTAGTCTGACCAGTTAGCGTGAAGTTACCCTCACAATAAACAGAATCTAATTCTTCATATATCTTTCCCTCAAATTCTGGGTAATATGGGAGTAGTGTCTCTTTATCTATATTCTTTCCTTTCAGATACGCTTGACATAACTTCGCAATCTCTTTTGGATTACGTGGTTGAATGTCTGTGGCGAACCCGACTGCAATACCTTTGACTCCGTTTACTAGAACCCAAGGAATGATTGGTAGATAGAACGCTGGTTCTGGGTCTTCCGGGTCGATGCTCTTATCAGCGACCATCGTATCAGCGAAATACTTCTCAAAATTCTGACTCATCTTGACATACGTGTATCGAGGTGCGGCCGCGTCAGGCACTAGGCGTGACCCGAAACTTCCTTCGCCCTCAAGCAATGGAATATTGTTAGAGTGTAATTGCACCATCTTTGTGATTGCATCGTTTAGAGAAGCATCACCGTGATGATAATTTGCCTGTGAAATTGTATTACCACTTAATGAAGCGGTCTTAATTCGACTGGTATTGGCTGTTTTCAGTGCCGTATAGAGTATCTTCCTCTGTGATGGTTTGAGACCATCAATCATATGAGGAATAGCCCTGCTATACAGAACGTATTTCGAGTAATCTTTGTATTGTCCGTCTATCAGTTCAGTTACATTCATTTCATTAACCATTGTTTGCGTGGGAGTGAGTTTTTCCCAAACGCTGTTTCTAGTGAAGGAATTGCTCCACTGTCGAATTCAATGACCTCAGTCACTGGGTCGTTTATCATTAAATCATACTCTTCTACTGATAAACTACCTAATCCCTTATTATACTCTATTCTCCAATTCGTGTCAAGTTTTGCATTGGTGAAATCTGCCAGGTCATAGTATCGTTTGACTGCTTTGCCCTTCTTGGCGATAACAATCGGGGATTTAATCAGTAGCACACGTTCTTCCTCGAATAATTCTTTCCAGTTGGAGAAGAAATTGACTAGCAAGGCCGCGATGGAGAACCCATCATAGTCTGCATCAGCGAGTATTCCGATTTGACCATAGTTCAAATCAACTGCTGATTCTCCCAATTCCAAACCGATAATGGACATCAATTCAGATAGTTCTTTGTTTTTCATAATCTCGGTGGGTTTTAGTTCTCTTACGTTACGAACTTTACCACGCAACGGGAAGCCACCGTGAATATCTGTTTTACGTACATTGATTAGGTTGGATATCGCTGACTGCCCCTCTGTAATAAACAGAATCTTATCATCTGCATTTTTAGATGAGGCAGAAATGTGAGATGCAACCTTCTTTTTCTTCATACCCTTATGGGCTTTGCGTAATGCTCGTGCCTCTGCCAACTGCTTTTTGAGTAGAAGTGTTTCTATGATAGGTTGGATTATCTCTTCATTTCGTAGAATTCTAGCGATGAATTTCTCTTCGGTGACACCACTAAAGATGGGCCTAATATCATTTGCGTTATTAGTCAATCTCTCTTTGGTCTGAGAATCAAATTTTGGGTCTGGCACCGAATTCGTGATAGTTACGAAAGTAAGATGGTTTTTAATGTCCGATGGCCTGACTGTCAATTTGTGTTTCTTCTTGATGGCGTCTTTTATAGTCCAACAAATATCATTAGTAACAATATCGTTATGTACTCCACCTCCGAAAGTGTCAATACCGTTAATAAACGATATATGCTCGTGTGACTCGGAAGGTAGGACTGCCACTTTAAATTTAGGAGTTTCA